AATGGTCAAATGGACATGCTAGAAGACATGATAGAAGGGGAGGATTTCTAAAATGGTTGAAGAATTAAAAGATGTGACGGATAGCTTGGAACTTGTTCCAGTAACAGATTTAGAGATTGGCTTTGTTCTAAAAGCGGCTGAAATCGAAATTCAAGGTAAAGAAGTTTTGGAGCAAGCTTTAGAGTCTTACAAAAAGAAATACACTGGCTATATCGTTACAGAAGAAACTTTATCAGATGACATTAAAGTCAAAGACGAGTTGGGACGAGTACAGCGTCAGATTGAACAAGAACTTAAAAATCAGCTTTCAGAATACTCTAAACCACTTGATGAAGCAAAGGCTTGGGTTGAAAGCATATTAGACCCTATCAAAACTTTGCAGACAGACATAAAAAATCAAATCGAGGAGTTTAAGGAGAGAGAAACAGAAGCCCGAAAGGAAACAGTCAGAGAAGCTTTTGAATCTGCAATCGCAGAAAGCGGTACGGAACTTGACATCAAATTATTTGCTATTTACTTTGACGATTTCAGCAAGAAGAAGTGTTTTATGGCCGATAACGTGCGAATCAATCAAGCTACTTCTAAGATGATTGTCGGATTGGTTGCAGAAGAAGCCGCTAAGAAGCAACAACGTGAAGCTGGACTTATCCAGATTACAGAAGCGGCAGCAAAAGCTGGTTTCGGACCTACTGTCTACATTCGCAGTTATGACGAGGGAGCGAAACTTGTTGATGTTTTGCAGGCAATTCTTGATGATAAGGCATTAGCTGAACGAGCTAAAGCAGAAGCCGAGCTAAAAAAGCGTATTGATGAAATGACTGCTATCGCGGTGGCTAAAGGTTTGAACCCTGAAAAGTACGTTGATTTGCTAAGAGAGGGTCGCTCTGCTTTGGATACTATTGATATCCTACATGCAGACGCAGATGAGCTTAGACGGACTAAAGCAGAAGCGGAACAAGATACTCAAGGTCAATTCTATGCCCAAAATCAGCCTGAATTTGGGTCGGAAAGCAGTTCAGAGGGTAATCATACCATCGAGCAAGAAACAGGCCTAAAATCGCAAAATATGGCTTCTGAGGATGGCGTTAAAAAATATGGTTACAAATTTACTGTAGATTTAATTTTTCCAGCAGAAAACGCAAAGGAAATAAAGGAGCAATTTAAAGAATGGCTCAATGCTCACGGCGTTCAATTTGAGCCACAAACAAAATCAGTAAAGGTGGAGATGAAATGACAGTGGATTTACTTGGAAAAGATTACTACTCAGCAGCTTCCGCACGGCAATACTGGTCTATCTCGCAATACAAGCGATTTAGAGAGTGCGAAGCACGGGCATTGGCAGAGCTAGAGGGAGAGTGGGAAGACCAACGAGATAACACAGCTCTTTTGGTTGGTAACATGGTTCACAGCTATTTTGAAAGTCCAGAAGCACATAAGAAGTTTATGGATGAAAATGCGGACGCCATGATTTCAAAAGCTGGTAAAACCAAAGGTCAGTTAAAAGCTGACTTTCTAGTTGGCCAGCGCATGATTGAGAGACTGGAAGCTGACAAGCAATTTATGGAGTATTATGTCGGTCAGAAAGAGGTTGCTGTCACAGGCGAAATCGAAGGAGTGGAATTTAAAGGCAAGATTGACTGCCTCAATGTCGAAAAGGGCTATTTTGTAGACATTAAGACCACAAAATCAGACATCGACAGCATGGTTTGGGTTCAGGATGAAGCAAGTGGGCGAAATATTCAAGTTCGCTGGTTTGAAGCTTGGGGATATATTCTTCAAATGGCAGCTTACAAGAAGATGCTGGAAGATCAGTACGGCAAAGAGTTTACCCCTGTTATATACGCAGTGACTAAAGAAACAACTCCCGATACCAGAGCTATTGTTTTTCAATCTCAGGAAAAACTTGATTACGAGTTATCTGAGTTATCTATGCTTATTAAGCGTCTTGATGATGTTAAAAAAGGCAAAGAAGAGGCGACACCATGTGGTCATTGTGAATATTGCAAGTCGAAGGCATTGAGTCAACGTGTGGAGGTGATTTGATGATTCATCTCTACGAAAATCATCTAGGAGGCTGGTATACGATGGATCGCTATGAAGAGCCAGATTACTGCGAAACGTGCAGAGAATGTGACGAGTATGTCGGATCATTTCGTAGCATGGAAGATGTTGCGTTGAAGCTATTGAAAGAAAATGCTTCAGATGAAGAAATCCAGCAAGTAACTGGATGAAGTTATGCCAGTAGACAAGAAACCTGATATTGATAATTATGAAAAAGCGCTATATGACAGCATGTCAGGGATAGTGTTTAAGGATGATGGGCAGGTAGCTATGCACGATGTAGGCAAGTTTTACAGCCTGAAGCCCAGAATTGAAGTAGAAATTGAGGAAATAAAGGAGTTGGAAGATGAATGTTAAGGAATTAATTGAGAAAATTGGAAATTTAGATAAATTGTATGGAGAAACGTTTTATGTTGCTTTGGACGATGTTTTGGATTTAGTGAAACAACTAGACGAACAAAAACCAGTCAAAGTTCCGCAGTTTGTGGCGGAAATTATCGAGTATTACAAGGGACAGAACGCTACATTATATGATGAGCTTAGAGAAAAAAATTCAATAAACAATACAATGAGTGGTTGATGAATGAACAGGATGCTTACAACAAAGTCGCTCGTGCATGGCTGGACGGCTATGAAGTCGAGAAAGAGAAACGGTATTATGTAAGGTTTAAATGGATTGAAGAAGCATATAGTTACTTAACCTTTATTAAACGCTTTGACGCTTGGACGTTAGCGGATATAAAACTAGATAAAAAATTTCGTTCAGAACACACCCGCAAAGAACTGGAAGAAGCGGGCTTCGGATGGGTTTTCAATTGTGAAGGTATTGAGATTGAGGAGGTGGAGGGATGATTATCAAGAATTATAAATACGAAAATTCGACGGATGGTATTCATTATACAATTGATGTAGATGGTTACGAATTTCAAATGAATCACAAAAAAACTGAATATGGCAGTGTACAACATGATGATATAGATTGCTTTTTGGACGAAATTAGTGAATATGATGTACAAGAAGCTGAATTGATTGAAGACTTTGTAAGGTTTCAAACTTACTTGTTAATGTATGGAGTTGGATTTACTTTTAAAAACGCTGAGGAGGTGGAGTGATGAGGATTGAACGAATTTGGGGATATCCATCTAAAAATACATTTTCAATAAAACCAATCGCAGACATTTTAAGAGAAGAGGTCACAGATGGCTTTTGGGTTGACCCTTTTGCAAATAATGCTAAAATCGCTACGGTAACAAATGACTTAAATACCGACTTTGATACAGATTATCACCTTGATGCCCTAGATTTTTTAAAAATATTTCCTGATAATACTGTCGATGGGGTGCTTTATGACCCTCCATACTCGACAAGACAAATCTCAGAAGTTTATAAAGGAGTTGGATTGCCTGTAAATAAAGAAACAACTCAATCTACATTCTGGACAAAGCAGAAGAAAGAGATAGCGAGAATTGTGAAAATAGGTGGAAAAGTTATTTCATTTGGCTGGAACAGCGGTGGGATGGGAAAAAAGAACGGATTTGAAGTAATTCGCATTCTTTTAGTCCCTCACGGAGGACATCACAACGACACGATCGTAACTGTCGAAGAAAAAATCAGAGAGGTCACAAATTGAAACGATTTATCGCAATCTGGATTTTATTGTCTGCTGGACTAAACATCTGGCAGATGGACAGGATTCGAGATTTAGAAGAAAAGCGCCCGATGGTCGTCTATCGAGCCGATAATCAAGGCGCTGAGATATTTGGTAAAGTAATTGAAAAAGGCAGACACGGCAAGTTGTATACTGTGACTATTAGAGATTATGGGATTTTCGTAGTCACTAGAGAACAGTTTGAGAAGATTAGAGTAGGGGATGAGGTGATGTTATGACGTTCGTGGAACATAATAACCGCGAGAAAGCCAATAAATTTGCTGAGTATGTGACAGGGAAGCCTTTGCGTGAATACTTAGCTAAGAAAGTGAAGCAGTATTGCGGTGAGAATGTATCTGTCTTTGATGGTGCTGCAGGTTCTGGACAGTTGGAGCAGTTTATAAGTATGACTGATTTTTATGCGGTAGAAATTCAGCAGGAAAGTTGTGAAGCATTGAAGACAAATTTCCCTCACGCTGTCGTGAGTAATCAGAGTTTTTTCACTTATCAATCAGACATACAAGTGGATGCAATTGCAATGAATCCGCCTTATTCTCTAAAATTGAAAGATTTACCAGAAGAAGACCAACAGGCTATTAAAGAATTATATCCGTGGAAAAAATCTGGTGTTGTTGATGATATTTTTCTGTTGAAGTCACTAACTTATACGAAACGATACGGATTTTATATTATGTTTCCTGGTATTGCTTATCGTCAATCTGAAAAGAAAATGAGAGAGCTGGTAGGGAATAACCTTGTTGAATTGAATGAGATTCAAAATGGATTTGAAGATACATCTATCAACGTGATTTTTTTAGTAATTGATAAAGAGAAAAATGATTCTGAAATTTCAAAAGAGATTTATGATTGTAAGGCTCAAAAGATTGAATATCAAGAATCTGACACACTAAATTCAGATTTCAGCTGGGTAATACCTAAGAAACCGGTCGAGAAAGAAGAAATAGACATTGACCAAGTAAATGCAGAACTAGACCAAACGGCAATTGATCACCTTGAAAAACATCTAGCTAGTCAATTGATATTGATTCAGTTTTTCAACGCAGATATTGACTTAAAATCTTTTATAACGAGATGTCACAAGGTATTAGATGATTATTTATTGGCTTATAATTTTGCAGTAGGATTAGAATGAAACCAGATAAGATAACAACGCACGGATTGCTAGAAGTTTGCGAGCTTATTTCAGGTACTAGAACGAAAGTAACAGATGGACCTTATTTCATCTATGGCGCTGGTATGAAAGCAAAAGGTACAACAGATAAATTCAATTGCGAGAGCAACACAATTCGCTTGACTCGTAAGGGCACAGTTGGTGCTGTTTATTTTCATCGGGATCCGTTTTGGATGGACAGTGACAGCTTTAAAGTTGAGCCAAAAGAAATGATAGATAAGCGGTATTTATTTCATTGGCTGTTGATGAAGCGTGAAGAAATAGAGCGATGTGCAGACGGAGATAACCAACCAGGTTTATCACTAGCTAGATTGTCAAAGATGACGATTGAAGTCCCTGATATGGAATATCAGTTGAAAGTTGTTAAGTTATTGGACGGAATGAGTGCAGATTTGGAATTTTTTATAGAAAATATCACACAAACAAAAATGAACCAAAGCAAAGTTTTGAGTTACTACAATGAAAAAATCGGAACAGCTTTAGAAAGAGAAATAAATGGATAACAAGCTAGATTGTGAAGATTGTAGAAAGTTCTTCTCTCCGAAAGACAAGTTAGATTATGATTGTGTATTTCAAAATGGCATTTGTAGCGAGTGCTTAGTAAAAAGAGTAGAAAGGGGGATTGAATGGTAGTTAACGATAAATGGAATCACGATTGGGCTTTGTATTCTGGAGATAGGTTTGTCACAATGGGAACATTATATGAGATAAGCGAATATACTGGTATAAGCTTAGAAGTCTTAAAAATGTATTCAAGGAAATGGCACCAAACACATTTCCCAAATAGAAAAGCTTTGATAAGAATAGAAGAAGAGGAATCGCTATGAACACACTAAAAAATGTAAAACAATGGTTTATTGACCGTGATTTAAAAAACGGTGGACGACTAGACAAGCAGTCTTTGAAATTAAGCGAAGAGTTCGGTGAGTTATGTGCAGGCTATCTCAAGAAGAATGAGAAACTGACCAAGGACAGCATTGGAGACTGTGCAGTCGTGATTGTCGGTCTGGCCTTGTTGATAAAAGAGGATGTGCATAAGATTTTTGAGGGATTAAATCACGTTGAAGAAGTAGATGTAATGAACTGTTTTAAAGGCTTAAATTTAAACATTTGTGCAATTCTATCATATAGCGATAGAAGATACAATGGAATATTTCGTTATGATTTAGTATTCGCGGTTGAATATCTAAAATCAATCAGCAATATTCTCGGTTATGATTTTGAAGAATGTTTCGAACTGGCTTACCAAGAAATCAAAGACCGCAAGGGTCGTTGGATTGATGGCTCGTTCGTCAAAGAGGAGGATTTGGGATGATACCAAAATATAGAGCGTGGGATAGACTGCGAAAAGAAATGAATTACAAAGTCATGGTAGGTAATTGTGATCTAAGTGATAGAAACTGGACTTGTCCTATTATTTGGATTGAAGAAAGAAAAAAATGGTTACATTTTGATGATGATTATGAATGTATCATGCAATCAACAGGCTTGTTTGATGAAAAGGGGGTAGAAATCTTTGAGGGGGATGTAGTTAGACAAGTACGAACCCAACCAACAACGGAAAATGAAATAATTATAGGTGTTGTAACCATGATTGAGGGAACTTGGTTGATTATGAACGATTGTGAGCAGTTAGCTAGCAAATTGTGGTCAGAAACTGACGAAAACGAAATCATCGGCAACAGCTACGAACACCCTGAACTTTTGGAGGATAAATAATGAACGAGGAGATGGAGCATGAGAATTAAAACATCAATGGGAACAATCATCAATGTTGACAGGATAAAGCGCAGTATCACAGTTGAGGGCGTTGAATTGGGCTCAGATTGTCGCGCTTTAGTATCTAAACACAAAGATGGTACAGGTACAATAACACTAGTTTTTGATGGAAAAATAATTTAAAAAAGGAGTAAAATCGATGTTTACACAATACAATCACGAAACAGGAAAAACGACACTTACAAAACTTGCTAAGGGCGGTATCATTACAGTCGCAGCCGTTGCTTCACTTGGGATTTTTCGTCTCACGGCTGTGAAGCGTATCCCAGCTAATACTGTTGGGGTAAAGGTTAGCGCAATTGGAGGTGTTCAAGAAAATACCCTGCAAACAGGATATCATCTAAAAATGCCATTTATTGACAAAGTCTACACCTTATCGACATCTGTTCAAACTAAGACAATGGAGAAAATCACGACTCAGACAAAAGACGGTCAGTGGCTCAACACCAATATTGATGTGAAATATCGAGTCAATAAAGAAAAGGCTATGACAGTCTTTTCTAATTACACAGACTTAGAAAACGTGAATAATAGTGTAGTATCTCCTGCTGTTCAGCGTGCTATTGAATCTGTAACAGGAAATTACGATATTTACGATATCCTCGGTAATAAGCGTACAGAAGTTTATGAAATGATTGACAAAGCTCTCAAAGAAAAATTTGAGTCTTACGATTTGGAGTTTGTATCCTTTACAATCACTGACCAAGATGCAGGAGATGAGATTGAAGCAGCAATCAAAAATGAATCGGTCAAACAAAAGGAAATCGACACTGCAAAACAAGAACAGGAAAAGGCTAAAGTTGAAGCTGATACCAAGAAAGTTCAAGCTCAAGCCGAAGCAGACGCAGGTATCATTAAAGCAGAAGGTGAAGCCAAGGCCAACAAAGCTAAGTCAGATTCAATCACAGATAATCTTATCCGGATGAAAGAAGCAGAAGCCAGAGAGAAGCATGGCTGGGTCACTGTTAACGGTGCAGGTAGTGTGATCACGAATAAAGAATAAAATAAAAAAGCCAGCACAGCTGACTCCTTTGTGATATACCCGATAAAAATATTATATCATAAAGGAGCTATGTTGTGAGGTTATTAAAAAAGGTTGACGTGCAATTCACTAAGAGAAATGTTTATGATGTTCTAGAGAGTTATCGCTCGTATGTTCGAATGGCAGGCGCTGAGTATTTGCCTAAAATCACAACGACCTACTCATTTGAGCCAAAGACATTTACTGGTAAGAACACAGCTACTGAGAATATGGTTATCGAACATGTGGATGCAGAAGTAGAGGTTTTGGAAATTGAGAGAGCAGTCAACTGCATCATGGATCCATATGTTCGGCAGGTTATCGCAAAGAAGTACATGGATATGAAAATCCAATTATCAGACAAGGCTATCTATATAGACTTAGGCTATTCTGAAAGTGAGTTCTACCGCATGCTTAGCAGAGGTGCTTTGGAATTTGCGGAAGCCTATCGAAAAGGTAAGCTGATTGTCTTTCGTAAATTTTTGGGAGATATTTGCAAGTAAATTGCAAGGAAATGGCTTAATTTACATGGTAAAATAGTATTGTCAAGTGATAGGTTATTTGACGTCTCCTTTATATTTTTCATTTTATTTCCGAGGCTTCGGCCTCGTTTTGGCGGTGACAGGTAAGTGGTTTCTCTCCTACGTTTTTTCCAATCTTCGGTTCGATTCCGGGCATCGCCGTTTGAGTGTTTGTGTCCCAGAATGGGGTAGGCAGTAGGCTTAGCATCCATATATCACTCATTAACTTAAAAATGGTTGCAGCAGCGACCGAACCTTGCATGATTGCGTAGCTACTTATATCCTAGATAAGTTATAAGCTAGGCGGTTTGATTCCGCTAGAGGTTTTAAATGACTACAAAAAATAAAAATAGAAAATTAAAAATATTGTACACACGCAAGGTAGTAGTCGTCTTGCATTTTTAGGGCTTAGCCTAGATAATCTGTGGTAACTCAGGAAAAGGATGTTTTTAAATCTATCAAACATCCTGCCAGTAATGGTCAATCTAAGCAATTTAATCTTAACTATTTCAGTTTTGGAATAGGTAGGCGAAGTTAAAGCAGAGAGATTCCAACGGCAAGGTGCTGAGGAAATACAAACGTGGCAGTTTGGCTGTGAAACGAGTCTATAAGAGGAAAGAGGTATTTGGTTCGAGGTGCAACAAGAGCTTGATACCATATCTTACAAAAATTGGGTGCCTCCCAAAAGTATGTAAGGTGAGTCGATTGTCCGCAAAACAATCGATAACAAGCAGGCGCTGTGCATTTTGTTCTTCAAAAGAGAATGAAACACATGGCGATGCGTGTCTGTGATAGATGAAAAGATGATTTTTATATTTTAAAAGCTATTCAAGATAGAAAAAACTCAAAAAAAGCAAAAGTCATCGCCCGTCATAAACGAAAGTGTACTTCGGCAATTAGATTGCCTACTCAAGTCTCGCAAGGATAAGAGTAAAGTCAAAGAGTAAAGCAGCTTAGACTTTTAGCGGGGTCTTCGTTAATTGAAAAATGGCTTAGTAGTTTGCGATGTAAGGAGTGATTGGTCTAACCAATCGTGCATGAGTGATACAAGTAGGAATATTTGTGGACAAGATAATAAACCATAAGTTATCAAAAGTCACTCGTTTAAAGCAGTAGTCTCATGCTTATTAATGGATATATGGTATACGGATTAAGTCCTGTTTAGGGAATTGAGACGTCGCAGGTTCGAGTCCTGTCGTTCCAATTGCGATTTTAATTCGCAGAGAGGTCTTGAAAAGGTCGCACATTGTGTGGCTTTTTTTGATTATTCAAAAGGTGGTGATGGAAAATGAACGATAAACAGAAACACTTCGCTGATGAGTACATTATCAGTAGAAACGCAACACAATCCGCTATTAAGGTGGGGTACTCAGAGAAAACGGCATATAGCATAGGGCAAAGATTGTTGAAAAATGTTGAGATTTCTGAATACATCAAAAAACGTACAGAGGAGCTTTTTGACGAACGTTCGATGTCAATCGTAGAAGCCTTGGCAATCTCTGCTAGTATCGCTAGAGGGGAAACTCAACAAGGATATTCTAAGAAAACTGTAAAGACTGCTGAAGGTGTAGAGGTATCGGAAACGACTTATGAATTTACTCCAACGATTGAAGAAAGACAACGGTCTATAGACCACATATTCAGAGTGAATGGAGCATATTTAGAGAGAAAAGAAATCGAGATGTCTTCAGCTGTTCAATTCGTTGATGATATAGGAGTTAGCGATGAAGCGTAGAATGAGTGAGTTTATCCCGAAGGCTTTTTACTCTATGTGGCGTGCAGCATTCGACCCTAAAATCTTACATGTAGTGGAAAAAGGAGGTCGTGGCTCTGGCAAGTCTAGTGATCTCGGGCACACGATTATTCAACTGATTATGCGCTATCCAGTTAATGCTGTGTGTATTCGTAAGACAGATAACACACTAGAACAATCGGTTTACGAGCAATTGAAATGGGCGATTAGTGAGCAAGGGGTTAGCCATTTATTTAAGATTAATAAATCCCCTTTGAAGATAACCTATATCCCAAGAGGAAACTATATTATCTTCCGTGGTGCACAAGATCCAGAGCGTATCAAATCCTTGAAAGACAGTCGTTTTCCGTTTGCGATTGGCTGGATTGAGGAGTTAGCTGAGTTTAAAACTGAAGATGAAGTAAAGACAATCACCAACTCACTTCTACGTGGAGAATTGGCTGATGGTCTTTTTTATAAGTTTTTTTACTCTTACAACCCACCAAAAAGAAAACAATCTTGGGTAAATAAGAAATACGAGAGCGTCATACAACCTCCTAACACCCACGTACACCATTCGACTTACTTGGATAACCCACATATATCCCAAGCCTTTATAGAAGAAGCAGAAGCCACGAGAGAGCGTTCAGAGAAGCGTTACCGTTGGGAGTATTTGGGCGAGGCTATCGGTTCGGGTGTAGCACCGTTTGAAAATCTGGTATTCCGCAAGATTACAGACGAGGAGATAGCAAGGTTTGATAATATTCGGCAGGGCAATGACTTCGGTTATGCTAATGACCCTCTGGCCTTTGTAAGATGGCATTACGACAAGAAGAAACGTGTTATCTATGCTATCGATGAGATTTATGGCGTGAAGATTAGCAACCGTGAATTGGCTGAAAGAATCCGTGAGAAAGGCTATCAATCTCAGATGATAACCTGTGATAGCGCAGAACCTAAGTCGATTGATGAGTTAAAACTGCAGCTGAACATTCCACTTGTTCAAGGCGCTAAGAAAGGCCCTGATAGTCGTGAGTATGGAGAACGCTGGTTGGATGACTTGGATGCGATTGTGATAGATCCAGAACGCACACCGAATATTGCAAGAGAGTTCGAAAGCGCCGACTATGCAGTAGACCGTGATGGGAATCCCAAACCTAAACTTGAAGAGGTAAATGATCACACAATCGACGCTACTAGGTATGCGTTTGAAGATGATATGAGACAACCAGGAATATCATTTTGGTAGGAGAAGGAGAAATGTTGAGTAATTGGTTTAAATGGTTAATCAGGCGGTTGTTGATTAAGAATACAACCCAAAATGAAATACTAGAGATTGAGATAAGAGAGCACCAGAATTCTGAGAAAGTAAGTACGATGAAAGAGGCTTACGACTATTACCGAAACCGCACGGATATTCGAAATAAGAAAGTAGATGTTGATTGGCGGACGAATTCAAGGATTGAATTGGGTTTGTTTAAGAAGTTGGTAGACCAGAAGGTCGGTTATTTGTTTTCTAAACAACCTACCATCTCTCTTGAAGGAGAAGAATCACAAGACTTTTTAGATAGCGTGTTTGATGAGGACCTTTTATCTACGATTAAGTCACTCGGTAAGGAAGCGGTGATGAAAGGAATAGCTTACGGCTTGCCTTATTACGACGAGAATGGCCGTCTACGCTTGTTTAAAATCCCGAGTGAACAGATTATCCCTTTTTGGAAAGACGAGCGTCATTTGGAACTATCTGCCTTTGTACGTGTCTACAAACAAGCTGTCTACGAAAGTGGAGTGAAGAAGACTAAAACCTTTGTAGAATACTACGATGAGCAAGGAATTACAGATTACATCTGGACAGGTTCACACCTCGAACTCAATCCGCTATCCAAGGAGACCAAGGGGAATTTTTATTATGTCAACGCAGACGGTACACGGATTCCTTATACTTGGGAGAAGGTCCCTCTGATTCCATTTCGTTACAACGAGTATGAGGACGGTCTTTTAGTCCAAACTAAGTCTTTGATTGATAATATTCAACTTCAAATGTCTACTAATGCTGATATGTTGGCAGATATGCCGAAGTTGATTTATGTTTTGAAAAACTATCAGGGTGCAGACTTAGGCGAGTTTATGAATAATCTGAATAAATTCCGCTCTATCAAGGTTTCTAGCGATGGGGGTGTAGATACCCTACAAGCAGACAATGATACTGGCGGAGTTGAGGCAGATATCGAACGTTCTCGTAAGTTCTTGTATGAGGCTGCACGAGCCATTGATACCCAAGATGATAATTTAGGTAATGCTAGTGGTCAGGCTCTTAAATGGCGCTATACAGATCTTGATTTAGACTGTAATGAGCTAGAAAATGAGTTCCAAAAAGGTATCAAGCAATTCCTTTGGTTCGTAGAACAGTATGCAGCTAACAAAGGAGTAGCGTTTGATTCATCTAAATTTACTTATGTATTTAATCGTGACATCATTTCAAATGAGTCTGAAGCTATTCAAGATTGTGTAAACTCAATCGGTATCTTAGACGACCTAAGTATTCGTGAGCAACATCCATGGTATCAACCAGAGGTTGAGGAACGATTGAAAGAACAACAGGAACAGGGGCAAGATCCATACTCTCAGACAAATTTCAAAAAGGTAGATGAAGACCATGACGACCGAGAACAAGAAAAAGATAGATGAGTATTGGACTGAGCGTGCTTTACAACAGGAACAAAACGCTCAGATAGTTGCTGATAGGTATATGGCCCAGATTGGCCAATCCTTGGCAGACTATAAACACCAGCTGGTTTCTGAGATTGAGAAGTTCTATGCCAGATATGCAGTTGATAATAAAATGACTCACGCAGAGGCCAAGCAATATCTGACAGATAAAGAGCGTAGAGAGTTTAAGAATGTAACTCTTGAAAGATTCCGTGAGATGGCTTTAAATCCTGACACACCGACACCACTGTTGGACGCATTGAGCTACCGCCATCGTATCAGTCGCAAGGAGGCTTTGCTTGCCGAAGTTGAGCGTCTGACGGCTGAGCTATACGGAAAGCCAGAGGGCATACATGACAAGGTCACAGAGGCTCTGAGTGACGTCTACATCAAAGGTAAAATCCATCAAGCTAAGAACTTGGCTCATTTCGGAATCATAGAGAAACCAATATTAGGTGTCGATGCAGTTAAGCATAAGATGGGGAGTAACTGGAGCGGTAGAACGTTCTCAACAAATGTATGGGGGCATGAGGAGGCGACTTATAAAGCAATTAGTGATGTCTTGAATAAAGGTCTGACAGGCGGCTGGTCTATTGATAGAATGGCTAGGGCTCTTTCTGAGCGGACAGGAGTTGCCTATCATCGGGCAGATACGCTTGTCAGGACTGAGACGACCTTTTATAATAATCTTGCAACACTAGATACTATCAAGGAAATGGGTGGTGAGCACTACGAAATTGTAGCGGTATTAGACAGTCGTACAAGTGAGATTTGCCAGTCAGAAAATCATAAGGTTTATTCTGTTAAGGAATATGAACCAGGACGAACCGCACCGCCTTTTCATGTTCGTTGCCGTTCTACTATCAGGCCTGCAGTCAAATCTGGTAAGAAAGGCAAGACTGATAAGACTGACAGGACAGAAGAAGCAGAACAGATTAGTCCATATCTCGACATATTACTAAATAACGCCCCTGTGAAAATGGCAAAAGAGAAACGTTCCCTGGACGAAATCTTTGCAGGTTGGGAGCGTGAAGGGGAAGCGATTAAAGAAAAACTGTTTGCGAAAGACGGGGAAAAGGTGTATAATCAGGGTATGAGTTCAATTGATTTAATGGCAAAACAACGGTTTTTCGTTGTCGGTGATGATATTCGAGTGAATACCAAAAAACTTAGCGGAACCGAGTATGATTTTTGGACTCAGGATTCTAGTAAGAAAATTAGAGATACAGTGGCCAATGTTCAAGAAGTTTTCCGCCAATTGCCTGATTATTCAAAACCAACTGTTGTGTTTTTAAAAAAATCAAAGCTGCCTGGTCTAGCTGGATATGACTATAAGCAGGATATTTTGTTTATAAGTGATGCTCTTAGTTCGGAAAAAGAATTCAAAGAAATTTTATCGGATGGGTTCTTTGCTGCAAAAGACATTAAAGATGCAATAGTTCATGAGTTGACTCATAAACAACACTGGGATTCTGCAAAAGCGTTTTACAAAGCAAATAAAAAGCGTTATAATAGTATTGAACAAGCAATGATGGAATTGAATTCAGGGCTAATTACATATGTCAAACAACAGCAATCTCTTGACCGAAGCTATTTGAAAGATATTAGTTTGAATGCTTATAATGCGTTTTTGTATCATAATAATATCAATGAACTAGTAGCAGAAATCGGGGTAATAGGTGATAACGTAACTGATAAAGTGTTGTTGAAAAAAGTGAAGGAGGTATTGAAATGGAAGTAATGGCTGTCCCAAGTAAAGAGTTGTTAATTTTTTATAATCAAATCGATGAATGGGTTGACCAAGTTTATCCAGACAAAGATATGCCTCGTGTATCTTTTAAGAAGAACACTCCTAAGTCTGTTTTAGATTTATTTGACACTATTAAATTAAAAATCGGTTTTGATTATGCAGTATAACGTACCAAAGCACCTAGAGAAATCTAAGTGCTTTTCTTATGCTTAGAAAGGGTCGAGAAATGAAATACCGTAAAAAAACCAGTAGTGATTGAGGCCATTAGATTTATTGGCTCAAACTATGAAGAAATCAGAGAGTTTATTGGTCAAAATACCTTGTGCTCTGATTCAAGTATTGTCATTCCAACGCTTGAGGGAGACATGGTGGCTCAAAAAGGTGACTACATTATCAAAGGTGTACAAGGTGAATTTTATCCATGCAAGCCTGATATTTTTGCACAAACATATGAAAAAACGGAGGAATGAAATGTTAGAAAAAGCAAAAGAATTGGCATCACAAGAATTTTCGCGCTTGTCGGGTTGCGAAATCAAAACAGAAGACTGTTTTGTAGTTTGGTTTAGCAAAACATTGCAAAACTGGAAAGCTCTTGTAAGCACTAATCGAATCAAGTCTGGTGAAAAATGTGGCGATTATGCGGAAATCACGCATAATGGCGACAAGAAAGAGACTTATGTGGATGTTTACGCCAAGGTTTCAAACCGTGCTATTAAAGATTAGGAGGTGATCCGACATCTTGGCTAGCAGGAAAGACTGCTATAAATCACTGTAAACCACTATAAACCGCATCGAAATCGAGGCGGTTTTCTTATGCTCTAACCGTATGGAATCCCGTACGGTTTTCTTTCGCCCTGGGCATGGCGTTAAAAGGCTTTTTTGCTTTACCAAAATGTCGTGGTCGTTGCCACGTTAAACAAACGTACAGGAGGAAAAGAAATGAATCGTAAATTTTTGGAACAGTTAGGATTGGCTGAAGAACAAGTTGAAGCAGTTATGTCTGAACACGGGAAATCAACGCAGGACTTACAAGCAAAGGTGTCTGCTGCAGAAGATAATGCCAAGGGCTTGCAAGACCAGTTGAAAGAGCGTGATAAGGACATGAAACAGCTCAAACAAGACGCTGAGGGCAATGCTGATCTACAACAAAAATACTCAGACTTGGACAGCAAGTACAAGACACAACAAAAGGAACATGAACAACAACTCAAGACAATGCAACTAGATCATGCGATTGAAATGCACTTAAGCGGTAAGGTTCATGACGCAGGAATCGTGTCTAGTCTACTAGATAAGTCTAAATTGGGATTAGGTGACAACGGAGCGGTGACTGGATTAGATGAACAGTTGACGGCTTTGAAGGAATCTAAAGGCTTTTTATTTGCTCCAGAAAAGGCTGTAGAACCACATATCGCTGGTGCTAAGCCACAAGGGACAACACAAGAAGAAACAGTTGCTAATGACCTGACAACGCAGATGATTAATGCGTTTACGTCAGATCTATAATCAAAAAATAGAAAAGAGGAACAGATATGCCAGCAACATTGAACTATGCACAGGCTTACCAACAAGGTTTGCAAACCCGCTACAGTGAAAACGGATTGTTATTCACTAACAAACTTTGGAACTCTCCATCAAACACGCTTTTGAAATTCACAGGGGCTAAAGAAGTCAAAGTACCACGTCTTTTGATTAAAGAAGGACGTAAAGATCGTACACGTCGCACGATTACGAATATTGACGCTAACTATGAAAACCAATGGGAAACATACACATTGACTAATGAGCGTTACTGGTCAACACTAGTAGACCCATCAGATGTTGATGAAACTAACTATGTTACTTCCATTGCTAACATCACTAAAACGTTCAACGATACTGAAAAAGTTCCAGAAATGGATAAATTCATGGTATCTAAATTGTTCTCTCGTAAGAAAGAACTTGATACAGAAAGTAAACAAATTAAGTCATTGAATTTGACTGAGGAAAACTTCCTTGCAACCTTCGATGAACTGATGGAACAAATGGACGAAGCTGGAGTACCAGCAGAAGGTCGTGTTATTTTCTGTACACCAGCAGTTAAACGTATGATCAAAAACATCAAGCAATTTGGTCGTACAGTCAATATCCACGGTCAAGGCACGGTGATTGACCGTTCTATCGGTCGTTTGGATGATGTGACGATTGAACCAGCTATTCCGTCTGACCGCATGAAGACCTTGTACAACTTCACAAATGGCGCTAAGGTTGACCCAACTGCTAAACAAATCCATTTCTTCTTGATCCATATTCCATGTATGGCAGCGCCACAAAAATATGAATTTGTAGGACTTGACGCACCAAGCGCTTCTTCAAGCGGTAACTACTTGTACTACGAACAATCTTACGATGATGTATTGCTATTCAAGACTAAGCACGAAGGTCTAGCATTTGTCGTCGCACCTTAAAAGGAGGATAGAAAATGTTAACAGTAAAAAAGGATAACCGTGTCCTCAACATTGACGAGTTGGAAAAAGTTACTTTTTTGGAAGATGGCTACGATGTTGTAGAAGTTAAGGACGGTGAGTACGCTGTAGTTGAATCTGCTACAGGCGGACGTACTTATACTATTCAAGAGTACAGAGCAGTAGTTGCTGAACGTGACCAAGCTCTAGCTGAACGTGATAAGGCTCTAGCAGAGCTTGACAAATTAGCTAAGAAATCCGCTAAGGACGATAAGTAGAAAGAGAGGTTCTGCTGATGGAGAATATGACATTTGAAGAAATCCAAAAGCATAACGAAGATGCTAGGCAAGCCTTGATTGACTTGTACGAACAACGTTATTTAAGTTATCCAGAAGAGTTAGTGGTCGATGAAGTCATGCAGAACATTCTTAACTACTGTAATCGTGAGGATTTTCCTTTAGAGTTGCGATTTGTGGCTATTCAGATGGTTTATGTTGTTTGTAATCCTGACCAATCTGGCCAAGGTAAGACTATTTCTGTTGGAGATACTCGTGTCGAATTGGCTAAGTCAGACCTTGCCAGACGTGCTGAAAGTGTCTTGTTGGACTTTACGAGTCAGCTACAGCGGTTCAGAAAGTTGAGGTGGTAGGATGAATATCAATGATGTTCTATCTCAGGTAACATCAAGCATTGAATGGACCTATGATAAAAAGATGGATGTGTTCGCTACTGTCGAGGGTACGAAGCCCAACGGAGCTGATTTTGTAGAGTTCAAAGAAATCTACGAGAAAGTTTCCTGTCGTGTCTCTGTTCGTAACTTAGTGAATACTGAGCAGAACGAAGCGCACCAACTCAAGACAGAGCACAAGATTTTCTGTTCGCCTAAATTTGCTATCAAAGCTGGTAGTAAATTGATTGTGGATGGTGTTAAATACCTGACCAGTGAAGATCCAATGGTTTATGTCACACATCAAGAAATTGTGGTGAGACGTCATGAGTGGCTATGATGATAGTGACGTTCAAGAGTTCTTGAAACGACTTGAACGAGCTCAGGCAATCATTGACTCTGAGTTTATGCAGGCTGCTAAAGATATCGGCCTAGCCTTTTTGAAAGAGGTTAAGGAACGAACACCAAAGGGCCTAACAGGTAAGTTAAATCAATCATGGAAGATAGAAGTGACCAAAAACGGGAACGTGTACGAGGTTATCGCATTTAACCCTATGGAATATGCTTCTTTCGTTGAAAGTGGACACCGCCAACAAGTAGGGCGTTATGTCCCTGCAATTGGTAAGCGATTGGTCAACCCTTGGGTAGAAGGGCGCTTCATGATGAGACTGACAGAAGAACAGATTAAACAAAAAATCCCACAAATCACGCAACAAATCGAAGAGAGGCTAAAGGAGGAACTAGGTGGATTATAGTATTAGACCACTCGTCATCAAGCAACTCAAAGATGTGTTTGGGTGCAAGGTGTATGATGAACAAATCCAGCAAGGATTGAAAACACCTTGTTTTATTGTAGATGTGAAACCTGTGACTCGGAAGCGGTTGGCAAACCAAAACGATAAGCAGGTTTTTATTGTCTTGCTGCATTACTATACCGAAAAAACAACCGACTTGTACCAGAAGTTTGAGGAGATTGAAACGGTGTTTAATTCGCCTTCTTTTCGTTATTTGGGGGATAAGTACCCTATCAATGACTTGAAGGTGGAATACAATGCGAATGACTTGATATGCACATTTACAATCACTCGATACGTTCGATGGGTTGAAGAAGAACCAAGAATGCAAATATTAGAAAGGATAGGTGAAACTTCTCATGGAAACGAATGAAGAAGTAGGTTATGTAACCGAACCAGTGGAACCAACTACTGAAGATAAATTTGGCAAAGAGGCATTACTCAAGTATTTTGAAGATGATGCAACTTTGTTAAACATTTTGCTAGAAGATGACCAGTCATACTCACTAGCAGAAGTAAGACGCATTTTAGAAGACTGGAGAAAGGGTGTGGCTAACTAATGGCACAATGGACAGTACAGAATAAACGAGTTCCAAAGGCCTACATCAATTTCGTATCAAGAGATGATGTGATTATTCCTTTGGAAGACAATACGATTGCAGCAGTTATGATTGCTGGATCTTGGGGAGAGCCTGGTGCCTTCACACTTGTTGATGGCACAAGCAATTTCCGTCAGCTATTCGGTAAACCGATTGATGAACTTCTTCCGATTCGTGAAGCCTTGAAAGGAACTGGTAAGGTCCTTGTCTATAATGGTGTGAACAACACTGGAGTACAGGCAACGAAAACAGAAAGAGATATGGTCGTTACAGCTAAATACAAAGGATTGGCTGGTAACCATATTCACGTTATCTTCAAGAAGCAAGTCGAGACTGGCTTTGAAGTAACGACTGTTTTCTTTGGAAAAGAAGTTGATAAACAAATCATCACGTCCTTGCCATTTAAGAATGACTATGTGAATGTGACTGGTACTTTAACAACAGAAGATAAAACAATCTTGCTTGAAGGTGGTACCGATGGAGCTACAACCAATTCAGAAGTTGAAGATTTCCTAAATAAACTCGACACTCAAGACTTCCGTGTCTTGGCTCTGGGTACAGATGAAGGTGCAACAAAAGCACTTGTTACGGCTCATATCAAGAAATGGCGTGACGCTGGTCGTTCAGTCATTGCAGTCTTGAATGATTACGCGGAAGCTGACGATGAAGGTGTTGTATCAGTCGGTAACGGGGTTACATTGAGCGATGGTACCAAACTAAGCGCTAAGGATTGTGTATATTTCGTAGCTGGTAAGTATGCAGGGGCTGGCTTGCAATCCAATACATTCAAATCTTATCCAGGCGCTATCGACTGTGAGCGTAAGAACGAAGCAGAGGCTGAAAAGTTCATCAATAAAGGTCAGCTTATCTTTGCCTATCGAAATGAAAAAGTTATTATCCTGTCAGATGTGAACTCATTTACTAGCTATACGGCAGAACACAGTCGTATCTTTGGTAAGAATAAACTTGTCCGCACCATGGATAATATCAATACCAATGTCAAGTATATCTTTGAGAACTACTTCATCGGTAAAGTACAAAACAACGTGAATGGTCGTGAGTTGTTTAAACAACGAATTATTACAATGGTACTTGACCCACTTGCTCAAAAGCAAGCTTTGGAGTATAAAGCGAAAGATATTGAAATTTCACAAGGTATCACTAAAGAATCCGTCGTGGTTAACTTGCCAGTTGTCTTGACAGACGCTATGGAAATCTTGTACATGACGGTTATCTGTGATTAAGAAAGGAGAAACTAGCTAATGGCTATTATGAACCAATTAGATGCTTTGTCAGCTAAAGAAGGAACGGTCTTCTTTACAATCAATGACAAGCAGTACGAACTAGCGGAGCTTATCTCTCTAGAAGCGAAAATTGAATACACAAAAGCTGATGTTACCCCTCTAAACTCTCGTATGAAGGGTGGTAAGATTGTCGGTGCAGAAGGTACAGGAACTGTGAAGATGTATTACCATCGTCCTGAATTGAAGAAAATGGCTTTGGAATACGTTAAAAACGGCTTGTTGCCTCGTATCGATATTAAGTGTACCAACGAAGACCGCACATCTCGTGCAGGCCGTTACACAATTGTTTTAAAAGGTGTTCTGTTCAAAGAATCACTTATCTTTAAACTAGATGGATCAGCGGATGAGGTCATTGACGAAGAAACTGACTTCACATTCCAAGATTTTGATATCCTATCAGAATTCCAAGAAATTACATACTAACACAAGGAGGAAATAGTGGTGAGTGGATTACAAGCGTTTTTGAAACAAAATAAAAAAGGGGAAGAGACTAAGGATGTCTTGCTTCCTTCTTTTGAGGAACCAGTTAAAATTCGAGTGTTGAGCGCTCGTGAAGCAGACTTAATCAATGACCGTTGCTTTGTCAATAAGCCTGGTCGTAACGGACGCCAAGAGCGTGTCTTTGACGGTGTTAAATATAACCGTGAAATCTGTATTGCGTCTATCGTGGTTCCTGACCTTAACGATAAAGAATTGCAAGATTCTTATGGAACAATGGGAGCGTCTGAGCTATTCGGTACCATGTTCAACTGGGGCGAAAGCGCCTTGATTTTGGAAGCTGTAACTGAACTCAGTGGTATCAACCAAACTTTCCAAGACAAGGTTGACGAGGCAAAAAACTAATAAAAGAGGACGCAGAGGCACAACTTGCCTACTTCGCCCTCGTAAACTATTACATTCGCCCTAGTGAATTTGTGAATATGGATGTAGAAGAAAAAGCCTTTTTCGCTGCAGTCATGCACGAAGAGGCGAAACAACGTAAAAAAGCAATGAAGAAGTGAGGTGATTCTATTGGCAAATATACAAACAACCATGTCTTTGACCGATAGAGTCACAGGCACTTTAAATAAAATCTATGCGACTATGGAACGTGTCAAAAATGCAGGCCCTGGCATAGACAAAGTCATGAAGGCTCAAGAATCCGCTATGAAAAAAGCTGGCGATTCTGGCCAATATTTCGTCAACAAAGCTGGGCGAGTCGTTGATATCAACGGTAGATTCATAAGTAGCGCAACACTAGCAGCTGCAGGGCTCAAAAAAGAAGAACTGGCTCTAAGAGATTTAGGGAATGCTTCGAATAACGCTTCTAACAAATTAAGTAAGTTAGTATCTTTGAAAGGCTTGTTAAAGACTGCTTTAGCTAGTATTGCGGTTGGTGCAATTACCAAGCAAGCTATAGGCATGTCAGACGAGTATGCCAATATGCATGCTCGTTTAGATATGATTCGAGACAGCACGCAGACGACAGAGGAACTACAAAAGTCTATTTATACATCCGCACAGCGCACAGGCTCAGCCTATACAACCATGGCAAACGGTGTCGCTAAGATGAGGATGCAGGCTGGCGATGTTTTCCAAAATAACGGCGAAACAATTGCCTTTTTGGAAACCATGAACAAATCCTTCGTAGTCGGTGGTGCAAGTATAGAAGAACAAAAAAACGCCATGCTCCAGCTTACTCAGGCTATGGCTAGTGGTAAGTTGCAGGGTGACGAGCTACGTTCTCTAGCTGAAACTTCACCAGCCTTAATCCAAGCTATTGCCAATAAGCTAGGTGTTAGCCGTGGCGAGGTTAAGAAACTTGGAGCAGACGGGAAGATTACGGCCGACATTGTCAAAACTGCCATGCTGGAAGCAAGCGATACGATTGATCAACAATTCCGCAACATGCCTATGACATGGGGCAGGGCATGGCAGAACTTCCTAAACTTTGTGACCAAGGCGTTTGAGCCAATATCGATTAAGATTAATCAGATAGTGAACTCGTCCGCCTTCCAACAATTTGCCCAGATTGTAGCCTCGGTGCTTCAATATGTCGTTCAAGCGGTTATCTTTGCCATGGATATGATCGGGGCTGTTTGGAGTATGTTGGCCCCGATTGCTCAATTTGTCATCGATAACTGGTCTGTGATTCAACCAATTATTATTGCTGTAGCATTCGCTATAGGAACTTATGTAGTTGCGATGAATGCAGCGGAAATCGCCACTAAACTATTTAGTATCGCTACAAACATAGCTAAAACAGCTATGGCTGGTTTTAATGCAGTGATGGCAATGAATCCAATCATGTTGATTGTGATGGCAGTCATTATTCTTATCGGCCTCTTCTATGCCTTGGTCGCTTGGTTTAACAATCTTACTGGTGCAGCCGTATCAGCTACAGGGATCATCATAGGGGCTATATTTTACCTAGGAATGACCATTTGGAATATACTTCTTAGTATTGTCAATGCAGCTATCTGGGTGATTAATATGATGCTACAAGGCGTCTTTTGGTATGTGAATACCGCAATAGCATTCTGGATGTTCCTCTATCAGGCTATCTTAACTATTTTGATAGGTATTTTAGACTTTATCGACTGGTTTGTTACTGGTGCAGTCAACTTATGGAACGAGATGTCTTTCCAAGTTCAAAGCGCTTGGTATGATATAGCTCAAGGTGGCCGTGATATGGCTGTTGCTATTGCAGGATTTGTAGATAGCATGGTCAATAGTGTTATTAGTTCGGTTGAAGGGATGATTAACTCTGTCCTTAGCGGATTTAATAGCATGATTGGCTTCTTGAATGGTCTTGGGTTGAACATCAGTGCAGTTGGTTCGGTTTCGCTTGGTAGAACTAATTTCGCAGGAGATGTAGCTGGTGCGATTGATAGCATGCAGAAACCAGTTAAGAAGACCTTTGAAGGTCTGCACTTGGCAGATGGTCTCAAACAACACAAAGCTAGTTTAGAAACTCCGCACCTTGACACTCCACAACTGGGTTATCTTGAACTTGGAGACCGAATGGGTGCCTTTAATAAAGGGTATGAAATCGGTCAAGGAATTGATAAGGCTGTTGGTGGTTTCTTCAAAGGTGTTGGAGATAGTAATGGCGCAGGAAACAATTTCTTGGGTGACCAAGGCACTACACCTTACGAACTCAGCCCAGCAAGTTCAGTCCCTGAACAAGGCGACGGAGGAAAAGGTGGCCATAATCCTACTGGTGGTAAATTAGATAAAGTCGGAAAGATTGAAGATGAAATCAAACTGGACGATGAATACATTAAGTTGATTAAAGACGTTGCGACCATGAAGTGGCAACAGAATTTTATTACCTTGAAGCCAGAGATTGTCACCAACATTGACTCCATTAACAACGCTGGCCAGTATGCTAATGTATTGGATGATTTGAATGCAACCATTATAGACGCTTTAAATAATGGCGCTGACGGCCTTATGGCTTACTAGGAAGGAGGTAGCAGATGTTTATATTTATTGAAGGCATTAAATTGCCAGTAAATCCAGAAGAAATCAAATTGGAGGACAAACAAGGAATTGAGACAGTCGCTATCATCGATACTGGTAACGTTCCGCTTGTCGGAAATCCAGAGCTTCAATCGATTGAGTTTGAATCCTTTATTCCTAGTGGAAGATACGATGGAAACTACCAACGGAATAGCCGCGTCTCTCCAGAATCCTTTGTTTCTTCTATTCGTAAATTTAAGACTGAAGGCACTCCTATTCAACTTATGATTGGGGGTGCTTTTGGTTCTGCTATTAACGGTAAATTTCTAGTAGAACAGTTCGATGTCTCTACCAAGACAGGATATGAAGATGACCTGATTTATAAGATTAAGTTCTTACAATATCGGTCTCACAAACCACGAAAGGTCACCATCAAAGACAAGGAGGCGCTTGAGGCTACGAAAAAGAAACCGCAGGCTAAAGCTACTGAAGAACGTAGCCCTACGACCGAGAAACCTGCTCAAAAAAGCCATACGGTTGTGAGCGGTGATACTCTTTGGGGGATTGCTCAGACCTTTTACGGAGACGGCAGCCGATATACTGAAATCTACGAAGCTAACAAAGACAAAATCGAAGACCCTCATTGGATTTACCCTGGACAGGAGTTTATGATACCATGATGCAATTATTCTATCAGAACAATAAAACTGGAGATACATGGGATTTAGCAACTGTGTCTGAGAAGGTCGATTTCAAGACAACTAGAAAAGGGTCGGCTTGGAGCGTGGAGATTACCTTGTACAACTCTACAAAAGTAGCTTTTGAATACGGTTCTCCACTTGCTTTCAAGCTAGATGATAAAGAGGTATTCTTTGGTTATTTGACCAAAGTCAAGTACGAAAAAGATACCAAAACAACCTTGACCTTCCACGACCAGATAAAGTACTTGTTACGCAATATCAACTTTGTTGCTAGGGACAAAAATGTCAATCAAATCGTCTCGGCAATCGCAGGAGATTTTGATTTGAAGATTGGGGAACTAAAAGCCCCAGCCGTAACCTTATCCCCTCAACTAAAGGAGGATAAGAAGGCTTTGGATATTATCCAGGAGGCCATGGACGAAACCTTGGTACAAAGTGGAGAGTTGCTGGTTTTGTATGACAAGTTCGGAGAGTTGACACTAACGACTCCGAAAAACTTACCAATCCAGTACATTATCGGAAATGAATCCTTTATGTCTAGCTTTGAGTTTGAAGGTTCGATTGAAGATAGCGCTAATATTGTCCGCTTGATCCAAGAGAACAAAGAAACCAAAAAGAGAGAGGTATACATCTATCAGGACAGCTACAATATCGGCGCTTGGGGAAAACTCCAGTATATGAAAAAAGTGGACGAGAAGGCAACTGAGGGTCAAATAAAGCAATGGGGCGAAATGCTCTTGAAGATGAAAAACCGTCCCAAAGAAACTTTTAGTTTAAAAGCCGATATTGGAAGTATTGACTTTTTAGCAGGCCATGCAGTCTATGTGGATGTTAAGGATATTGAGAAGAAGGGATGGTATGTCATTGAAGAGGCAACTCATTCCTTCAGTGCAGAAAAGCACACGATGGAAATTAAATTATTCATGGCAGGAAGTGAGTAGATGGAAGTAATAGAAAATCTAAAGAAATTGATTAGTAATTTCATTGAAAATCGCCAGTTCGCAAAGATAACAACTGGTGTCGTTTTATCGGTTTCTCCACTCAAAATCCAATTGACCAATGAGTTGATTCTAGATGATTCCATGCTCGCTGTCACATGGACCGATGAAGCATTGGATCCTGAATACGTTGGGCAAACCCTTCATCTCATCAGACAAGATGGTGGAGGGTTTTATTATATCTTGTACAAGAAGATATTCCACTACAAGCGCAAAGTGAAAGGGGGCTCTGATGAATGAGTACTCCTAAAACAAACTTTTTAAACATCGCTAAAAATGTTGTCGAAGCTAAGAAACAGCCTAGCTTAACACTAGATGAAACCAATATCTTGCTGGAAACAGATGGTATCCATGCTTTGAAGCAATCAATCAGACGCATGCTGACAACTGAACGGTTCATCTATACGATTTATGATCATCGGTACGGTGTTGAATTAGATGCTTTATTTGGTGGGGATATGGACTATGCCCAAATGGATATCGCACGGCGCATAAAAGAGGCCTTGTATGAAGATGACAGGATTCATGAGGCTCATTCTTTTTCTACTAAGGTAAAGAAAGATGAGTTTTATGTGCAGTTCATGGTTGATAGTGATTTTGGAACATTTGAAATGGATTTGGAGGTGAAACGATGATAAAGGTAAAAACATATCCAGAAATTTTAGAGGATATGCTGGCCTTGTTTGATGATAAGTATGACAAAAGACAAGGGTCTGTCTTGTACAATCTAGTTGCGCCTGCAGCTCGAGAAGTTGCTATTCAGTATACGGTTTTAAAATCGTATGAGGAAGTCAACTTTTTAGATACGAGTACAGGAATCTTCCTAACTCGTTTATGTAGGCAGTTCGGAGTTGAACGCTTGCCAGCCACGGCATCCGTCCGACTGGTTCAATTCAAACAGGAAATCCCGCTTGGGACTCGTTTCAGTGTGGTTAATAGTGAGTATAATTTCCGTGTCTTGGAACGTCGCTCTGGATTTGAGTATAGTGTAGTAGCTGAACAAGTCGGAAATGCTCCCAACTATGTAAGAGGGCAACTCATCAATATTGATGTGTTGAGCGACTTTAAAGGGGCAGAAATTGGCTCTGTCATCGTCGTGGGAGAAGACGAAGAGACAGATAAACAACTCCGTAAACGGACTATTGAGTATCTGAAAACACCGACCTTAAACGGAAACATTGCCCAATACAAGAAATGGGCCAGTGAGTTCGTTGGTGTTGGTTCGGCCTTGGTAGAGCCACTTTGGAAGGGCGAAAATACAGTACGTGTATCTATTACGGATGCTGACGGTAACGAAGCTAGTTCGGAACTTGTAAATAAGTTCAAGAATTACTTAGACCCTGAACCAAGTGGCCACGGATTAGGTGTGGCTCCGATTGGTGCTTATGTGACTGTTCAGTCTGTAAGCGGATATAATGTTCGTATTACTGCAACTATCAAGATTGATGAAGATGTAGATGTTGAAACAATCAAGAACGAGGCGAAAGTTCAACTCATTAAATACTTACGTGAAGAAGCATTTGAAGAGAAAGAGGTTCGAAATTATAAAGTTGCCACAATCATTGACAGAATCAATGGGGTTCGAGATGTGGACCGTATTTTGTTGAATGATAGGGAACAAAGTATTGAGCTTTCTACCAACATGCTTCCTAAACTAGCGGAGGTAACTATCAATGTCACAAGTTAGATATCGTATGTTATCGGCTTTGCCAGATGTCTTAGATCCAACCATCAATGATTTGTTTGAAACTGAAATTCCAGAGCTGGAATTGATTACAGACTTAATCTTTGATACCAGACGGTTGATGTTATTGCCAGAAGCGACGGAAGACTGGATTACACGTTGGGAAAAAGCCTTACAAGTAAAACCGAAAACAATTGATTTGGAAGAACGAAGGCGGTATCTAATCACTTTAATTTCTTCCAAAATTAAAATCAACTCAGTGAGTTTACAAAAAATTACAAAGAGCTTTACGAATGTCAATAATTTAGTAACGGTCAAGGGTTCAGCGGTACATATCCGATTTTTAGGAGAACTGCCAACTGGATATTTGAACCGTTTTTTAAAGTATGTGCGTGAATTGATTCCTGCTCATTTAGGAATCCAATTCTCGGTTGAAGCGCCAATGATGAACGAGATTTATGTTGGTGCTCACACATTCAGAGACATTCGTTCGGTTCGATTTGAATAGGAGGAAATAAATGGGATATTTTATCCAACCTATTGTGACCGATAAAGCAATCAGCGAAACGGCCCTAGCAATTCAAAATAGAGAACCACTGGTCTTTACTCGAATAGCTTTAGGTAGCGGACGGCATCGGACGGACATTGGCAAGAAAAACAATATCGTACAAGTAGTTCATTCTTTGCAAGTAGCACAGTCTTTATCGACTGATGTAGCTGATACGATTCGTCTTACAGCACGGTTTGATAATTCACAGATTGACCGTGAAATAATTGTAAATGAAATCGGTGTGTTTGCAAAACGTGGAAATCATGAAGAGTTCATGTATATGTATACTTGGGCAGAGCAGGGAGATGTGATTCCTCCTAAAACATCTGCTTATGTATATCGAGATTATGACTTCAACACGACTATTAGCAAGAATAGTCAGATTACCATTCAATACAATGCGACTAACTTGGTTTATGCGACTGTCCCTGAATTGAAGGAGACAGAAAGAAAGCTACAGACTAATATAGATAATCATATTGGAGACACTGCTCGTCACGTTTCTGACCAAGAACGGACACGTTGGAACGGGAAAGCCGACGCAACCCATCGTCATAAGGTATCTGATATTGATGGTCTTGAAGCGATTATCGGCAACCAAACAACAAATAAAGCGAATCAAGCAGACCTTACTGCTCACATCCAAAACCAAAACAATCCACACAATGTCACTAAGCAACAAGTGGGGCTAGGGAATGTCACGAATGTCGAGCAAGCAAGTAAGCAAGATTTTAACAATCACGCAACTAATCACAACAATCCGCATGGAGTTACGAAGACACAGGTTGGATTGGGAAACGTGACAAATGTGGAACAGGCTAGTAAGCAGGAGTTTAATGCTCACGCTACTAATCGAAACAATCCGCATAGTGTGACGAAATCCCAAGTTGGGCTAGGTAACGTAGACAACGTAAGACAAGCAAGTTATGAGTCAGTAGAGGCTTTAAAGCGTGAGTTCCAGGAGCACGAAGATAGACTAAATGCTATCGAGTACATGTTCTTGCAGAACGACTTCACTGCGCCAATTCGTACAGAAGACGGTACAGAACATACATTACTTGCGGATGAAAACGGTCATGTAATTGTTGCAGATTGGAAATATAGAATGGAGGTACAATATGGCAGTAATTAGTACACAGACACGAAAAGTAACTGACTTGCCACAAATATATCAGGTCAACAACTGGGACAACATCATGATTCATGATGGCCGTGGGTTGAAAAAAGTGTCTGTGCAGACATTAAAGGATGGAATAAGTAGTAATGTATCAGTAGCTACGTCGAGCTCGAACGGAATTGTCAGGCCGGATAATCAGACAACCGAGGTCTTAAACGGTACAATCAAAGCCAAAACCGCAACAGCTGGCTCAAACGGAATTGTTAGACCTGATAACTCAACGATTACAATCGATGGCTCGGGTGTTTTACGAGTAAACAGGTCAGCTCTTGGGATTCCAAGTACACCGTCTGAAGTAGTTGCGAATAAGCTGATTAACCAAAACGGAAATCAGCAAATGAAGTATTGGTATGGGTCAAAGGCGCAATATGATGCAATTAGCACCAAAGATCCCAACACAATCTATGATGTGTACAATGTAGAGGTATAAAATGGCTACAAGAGAAGGAATCTATGTCGGAGGGCATGAAATCATAGAGCGATATGTTGGTTCAAAGTTGGTTTGGGAGAAGTTAGAATTAATTATAAAAACAAAAGCTGTATATTATAAAATAAATGATGAAGTAAGATTTATTAAGGTTGGTTCTGATACTTCAGAAGTTGAGCGACTTTTGAAATCAGCTGATTCTATAATGATAGCTGGAACTTTGTTTACAAAAATCACAATAACGGGTTCCTTTAGTGACTCTTTTAATGCTGGTTATAAAATATTGAGTTATAAATTAATATTTAGAGATTCTAGAGAGAAGTCTGCATTTCTGTCGTTAATCAATTTTAATAATTCGGGTGCTTCAGAAATAATTGAAACAAAATTTTATAAAAAAAAGAGGTAATTTAACATGGAATTTGTATTAGTAAATAAATTTTTTAAAGTTGGCAAGACGGCGGTCTCTATTCAATGTGACAAGCCGTTTACTTTTTTCACTCGTGAGTTAGAGGGTGACCGCTTGGGTGATACGGATGAAACACTCATTGAAGCAGTCAAAGAGATTCTGCGAACTGAACTTGACCCAACAAGCGCCATTGTCAAAAACCAAGAACAATTGGCCAAAACGACTGCAGCACTTGAACAAGCGAATCAGCTCATGGAAGGCATGCAGAAGGTCAGTTTGCATAATACTGACGATATTGAGGAAATCTTTGCACGCTTGGAAGTGCTTGAGAAACACAATGGTATCGATCATGAGCATGAGGACGAAGCAGAGGGACATGGGGAAGCACCTCACGTTGCTGAAACAGAAACACACCCTACTGAACCTACTCCAGTAACCCCACCAGTTCAACCAGAACCCCACCCAGCTACAGAAGTGGCCACAAACGGAGTTCCTAACGTGGTCGTATCTGAACCAGCACCAGCGCAACCAACTACTGAACAACCAGTAGCAGAAGCGCCTATCCAACCTGCACCAGCAGTAGAACAACCAACAGAAAGCGAGACAGAACATGAAATTCCTACACCGACAAGCGAAGCGAGCACTAGTGAAAACAATGGAGGTAGCAACAATGAGTAAAATTACATTAGACCAAGCAAAAATCGACATGTACATTAACCTGCTGAAACGTGAAGCGATTGACTTTTCATTTGTCAACAAACGCTTCAAAGACCGTGTGCGAAAAGAACTTGAACGTCTTGGCTTGAGTCATTTGGCGAACTAGAGAGGTGTTTATGGACGTCTTTGAGAAAATAGAACACTTTTTCACTAGCGTAATGCCAGTGCTAACTCCAACAATAATTGCTTGGATAAGCTATCGGTTACCGAAAAAAGCCAAAGAAGAAACAGATAAAATTGTCTCGGAACTAACCGATGTCAAGAAACAGATTAAAGATGTCCAGACTACCGCTAAAGATAGCAATTCCAAAATCGACGAAGTGCAAGAAAAATTAAAAATTCACGATGAGGCGCATCTAAATACCATGAAGTTGCGCCTTGACCGTGATATGCGAAGGGCTATTCGTAGAGGGTTCACTTCAAAAGACGAATTTTCACTAGTGGAAAGTCTGCACAAAAGCTACAAGGCTTTAGGAGGTAATGGCTACATAGACCGCTTATTCAACGATTTTGGAAAATTGGGGATTAAGGAAGACATCTTGATTGAAGATGAGAAAGGGGCGCAGAATGGGTTGTAACAAACGTAGAGTTAATACAACCAATTTGGTTAGAATTGATGGTGGCGACCTTATTAAACAAGGGGATTTGTCTTCTATCTTTGGTTTTGAATTGTTAGACGAGAATTACCGTGTCATGACCTTGTTTGAAGGTCAAGATGCGGTTGTTACTTTGACAAAGGGACAACGAAGATGGAAGACAACTGCTCCCGTCACTAGCCATTCTGTTAATTTCAATTTAGACAGTATTCTACCAAGCGGGAAATACCGAGTGGAAATATCGGTTGGAGGGTATATCTTCCCAAGCGATAGAGATACTTATATCGAAATTGAAGACTCAGATAAAGAATTGGTTACTGAAGATATCTATAAATTAAAGGAATTAGATATCGTTGAAGAAGTAAAAAAACAACTTGCAGAAAGACCTGCAAGCGAAGGTGGGGCCAGCCAGGAAATCCCTGATTTGCTCTTTTATTATAATTTAGGAAAGGTGTAGGAATATGGACACAAGTAAATTAACAGCATTCGCACAAGCGGTCGGATCAGATATCAAGGAAGTTAAACAAAGCGTCAGCACTAAAGTAGAGACTTCAGCAATGACGCAAGCTATCTCTCAGGCAGTTACTCAAGCTAAATCAGAAGTTAAGGCTGAAATCTTGGGTGAGTCTGTACCTGAAAATCTTGATACTTTGAAAGAAATTGCTGACAAAATCACGAACATGGGACAAGACGAAAACGGCGCGCTTCTTGGGAAAGTGACAGAAGTCAGCGGACGTGTAGATCAGATTGCTAATCTTGACTTGGTAGAAACTTATAACCAAGCGAAAGCGTGATTGATATGAATAACCTTGAAAGTCTAGCAACTGAAATCGGTAAGGATATCAAGGATATCAGGACACGCTTTGCAACCAAAGATGAAATGCATGAAGCAACTGAGATTGATTACTCTCAGATTGTCACTCATGAGGAATTAGAGGGTAAGCATTATCTAACGGAACATCAGAATATTTCTCACTTAGCGACTAAAGAAGAGGTTGTCAAGAAATTAGATAAGATTGATTTTGACCTACTAAAACGTGACATTGTTACACATGACGATTTAGCAGGTCGAAATTACTTGACGGAACATCAGTCGCTTGAAGAGTATGCTAAGAAATCTGAAACGCCAGTTTTTCGGTTTGCTAAAGGGGATATCCCAAGTGGCGGTGTAGG